GAGCTGATTCTGATGGCTTATCAGGCAGCAGGAGAACGAATTGCTAATGGAACTGCCTCTTCGCAGGAGATTGTTCACTTTCTCAAACTTGGATCAAGGAGAGAGCGGCTTGAAGAAGAGAGTTTGCTCAGAGACATTGATCTGAAAGAAGCAAAGAAGGGCGCTATTGATGAATCCGGCAAGATGGAAGAACTGTATCGCAATGCAGTGAACGCTATGAGAACCTATCAAGGCGCTGATGGAGATAAGTCATGAGAACTTACCTCGAACTCATCAACCTTCCAACCTACGAGGAGCGCTTTGAATATTTACGCTGCTATGGAACCCCATCATTAGTTACATTTGGCGAGCATCGTCTCCTTAATCAGATGCTGTATCGCAGTCCGGTATGGAAGAAGATTCGGCAGCAGGTGATTATTAGAGATGAAGGATGTGATCTGGCAATTGACGATCGTCCAATTGATAAAAGAGAAAGAATTATCATTCATCACATCAATCCAATTACAGTCGAGCAGGTAGCAGATAATGATCCGATTGTGTTTGACTTGAACAATCTAATCTGTTGTTCTCATAACACTCACGAAGCAATTCATTACAGCGACAAATCAATTTTAATTCCTTCTAGACCAACTGAACGTAAACAAGGAGATACAAAATTATGGTAAATCAGTTTTCATTTGATTTGGATAATGGATATTTGCAGCATGATAAATTTGGAGCTCATTATTCTAAAAACTGGGATAAAAAAAAACAGGATGACTATAATGCCTGGTATTACAAGACACATAAAGAGAAGTGGAACGGCATAAATCTCTATAAAGCTTCACAAAATAGAAGAAACAAAGATGAAGTAAGACAGTTAAATAAAGATTATGAAGATGATCGATGGTTTGCTGATTCGGCAAAACAAAATGCTGACGCATATGAATATGCTAAAGGAAACAGACTAGAGCGTGAGTATGGATACGAACATGTTGCCAAACCAAACCACGAAACCTTTTCAGAGCATACACGAAACATGAGAGCGTCACAGCATATGCATGAAAATGCTGCTTATGTTGAAAAGTATCGTCTTAAAGAATTGAGTAATCCTAAAACAGCTGGCTATACGTCATCTAGCAATGAATATATTAAGCACATTACGGATAATATTCAGAAAGATCGTTCAAGAGGTATTAACATGGTTCGCTATGATATGCATCTTGCTGCAGAAAAGATCTCTTCCGCTCTGAATAAAATTAAACATATGAAACTCAAGTAAAATCCAAAAAGAAAGGAGGGTTACCATGGCAGATATGAACGGCAGTATTCTGGATTCGATCAAGAAGAATCTTGGTATTGTTCCGGAGTACACAGCCTTCGATGATCAGATTATTCTTGACATTAATGCTGCATTCTCAACTCTCCATCAGCTTGGATTTGGTCCAGACGAAGGATTTGAAATCACCAGCACAGATGAACTCTGGTCTGACATCATTGACGAACCGAGATTTAATTTTGTTAAGTCTTATATCTCTATGAAAGTCAAGGCTATGTTTGATCCACCTTCAAGTTCATATGCAATGGACGCTCTGAATAAGCAGATTGCAGAATATGAGTGGCGGATCAAAGCTGAAATAGAAACAGGAGGAGACGAATGAATAATTACTCATTTGCTCTTGACAGATCATGCGTTTTAATTCATTCAGCTCATTACTCCAAAAACTGGAATAAAGATAAGCAGGATGAGTACAACGCAAAATACTATCAGGAGCATAAAGACAAGTGGGGCGTCAGCGGAGGTTATTCTGAATCTGATAAAGAAGTGAAGTACACCGGACAGATTGGAGATTATGGTGCTGATGATCTTGACAAACTCCAGAAAGAACATGGCGAACTCGGCGATGATCATTGGCTTGGTGACGGTGGAGATGTATCACTTACCACAACAAAAGACGGAACTAAGGTTCTTATGAACGGTGATTCTATCGTTGCCTCCGGTAAAGATTTGGATGGGGTTGATACAAAAGTCTTAAGTAAATATCTCACGGATATTTATGCGCAGGCCGGCGACCATGCTGCAGAGAAGGGTCTCAAGACTGGAACTAAAGAACATGCGGCTTTTTGGAAAGAGTTTGATGCAAAAGTAAATGATCAGCTTAAGGGGCTTATTGCCAAGCAGAAGCAGGCACAGCATGACGACTTTGGAGATTTCTCCGATATGTCTGCTTATCTTGCTCATCACGGAATTTTAGGAATGAGTTGGGGGAAGAAAAACGGTCCGCCCTATCCGCTGTCTCCGAGTGTAAGTGCCTCAGTAAAAAGAAGCGCTGGAAAAGGTGGACTGTTCAGTCATAAGAAAAAAGCTGCAACCAATCACGTAGAAGCAGCTAAACCTCAGCAGGAGCAGCATCAGGAGACTCCGGAAGAGCATAAAGCGAAGAGAGAAGCAGCGGTTCGATCAGGCGATCCGAATCAGATTAGAAAGTACCGTGATGAACTGACAAATGATGAGCTTCAGAAGGCTATTACCAGAGTTGGTCTCAATCGTCAACTTAACGCCATTGATGCTCCACAGTCAGCTTTCGACAAAGTTGACAGTGCAATGAATAAAGTCAATAAAGTTGTAGGATGGGTCGGAACTGGCATCAAGGTGTGGAACACTGCAGCTACTGTTCATAACTCTCTTTCTGATGGTAAGAAATGGAAGAAGATTGACGGTGGTAGTGATAAGAAGAAAGATGACGGTAAGGGACCTACGCCACAGTCTGACGACAGCAATAAAAAGAAAAAGAAATGATCATTTGTTCTTTTTCTCAGCTTCTTTTCTGAATGTACCTATCAGTTTATCTTTTCTTGTTTTGCGGCCGTTTTCGTTTCTGAAAGCATTTTCATCAAAGCCATTCTTCTTTGCAAAAGTTTTAAGAGAGCAATCACTTCTGGTTTTACGAAATCCCATAATCAATTTCCTTTCATATTAATCTCATACACAAATTTTAACTGAAAATTCAATACTGTCAATAGGAGATGGTCGAAATGTTAAGTAACACTGCAACACCGAAATACTACGGCCAGTTCCGTGATCGTGTCATATCCGGAGAGATCCCAGTAAACGAGAAAGTCAATCTGCAAATGCAACGAATTGACCGATTCATTTCCGATCCAAGATATTACTACGACGATCTGGCGGTAGAAGGTTTCTTTAAATTTTGTGAAAACGAAATGACTCTGGTTGATGGATCTGATCTGCATCTTCTCGACTCGTTTAAACTTTGGGCAGAAGATCTGTATGGTTGGTATGAGTTCGTAGAACGCACAGTCTGGAATCCTAATGGTAGAGGTGAAGGGAAAGGTTGCTATGAGCGAAAAAAGATCAAGAAACGTCTCATCAACAAGCAGTTCTTGATTGTAGGACGTGGTGCAGCAAAGTCTCTGTATGACACTCTGATTCAGGCGTATGTGGAAAATGTTGACGTTACCACAACTCAGCAACTTATAACTGCTCCTACAATGAAGCAAGGAGAAGAGATTTTAAATCCGTATCGAACAGCCATTGCCAGAGCAAGAGGACCGCTGTTCAAGTTCTTGACAGAAGGATCCATTCAAAATACAACCGGATCCAAGATGAATCGACAGAAGCTTTGCCCTACAAAGAAGGGCGTTGAAAACTTCTTGACAAACTCTTTGGTTGAGATTCGTCCTATGACTGTAGACAAGCTTCAAGGACGAAGAGATAAAGTTGCTACTGTTGATGAATGGTTGTCTTGTGATATTAGAGAGGATCCGATCAATGCTATTGAGCAGGGGTCTGCTAAGATAGACGATTACATCATTGTCTGTACTTCTTCAGAAGGAGTTATACGGAATGGAGTAGGCGACACTATCAAGATGGAGCTGGACGACATTCTTAAAGGGAAATACATCAACGATCATGTATCAATCTGGTGGTACAGACTCGATGATGTAACAGAAGTGAGCAATCCATACATGTGGCTCAAGGCAAATCCGAACATTGGAAAGACTGTCTCCTATGAAACGTACCAGCGTGACGTAGAGAAAGCAGAAGCAGCTCCAGCATCAAGGAACGATATTCTGGCAAAGAGATTTGGAATTCCAATGGAAGGGCAGACATATTTCTTCCGGTACGAAGAAATACTTCCTCATCATCACCAAGATTTTACAGGAATGCAGTGCGCGATGGGAGCCGATCTATCTCAAGGTGGCGACTTCTGTTCATTCGTATTCTTGTTCCCTCTTCATGATGGTCGTTTTGGCGTTAAGACTATCAATTACATTTCTGAATACACTCTCTTCAAACTTCCAACAGCAATGAGGCTTAAATACGACGAATTTATCAAGGAAGGTTCTTTGGTTGTATTACCTGGAACAATTCTTGATATCAATAGCGTGTATGACGATTTGGATAATTACATTCAGCAGAACGAATATGACGTTTCTGCTTTTGGATATGATCCATACAATGCCAAGGAGTTTGTAAACAGATGGTGTACAGAGAATTCTTCGTTTGGAGTTGAGAAAGTCATTCAGGGCGCAAAGACAGAATCAGTACCCCTTACTGAGCTGAAGAAACTGGCAGAAGAAAGAGCACTTGTATTTGATCAACAGTTGTATTCCTACACAATGGGTAACTCAATTGTAATCGAGGATACAAACGGAAATAAGAAATTAATGAAGAAGAGTTATGAAGCAAAAATTGATGCGGTTGCTGCAACGATGGATGCTTTTGTAGCTTACAAAATTAACAAAGACAATTTTGACTGATTGTAATCAGGAGGTATTCAATGCCATCAATAATGCAAAGGTTCCGATCTGGATGGAACGCCTTTCTGGGGAGAGATCCCACCAAGATTTCAACCAATGACCTTGGTTACGGATATACATACAGACCGGATCGTATGCACTACACCAGAGGAAACTATAAAAGTGTAGTTGCATCAGCCTATAATCGAATTGCTGTAGATGTCTCTCAGATTCATTTCGAGCATGCAAGATTGGATGCTGATGGAAACTTCTCAGAGACAATGGATACTGATTTGAATAACTGTCTCACAGTTGAAGCGAATGTTGATCAGACTGGTCGTGCAATGATTCAGGACCTGGTTGAGTCAATGTTCGATGAGGGTGTTGTAGCAGTTGTTCCGACAGATACTGATGTAGATCCTTATACTGGTTCGTTCAAGATTTATGAACTGCGTGTTGGAAAGATTCTTGAATGGTATCCGACATCTGTCAAAGTTCATCTCTACAATGAAGCCAGAGGAATCTATCAGGACATCATCGTTCCAAAGTCTACAGTAGCAATCATTGAAAATCCTTTCTATTCGGTTATGAATGAACCGAACTCAACTCTTCAGCGTCTTCTTCGTACAATCAGCAGACTTGATGCCATCAATGACCAGACTGGTAGCGGCAAGCTGGATCTCATTATTCAGTTACCTTATTTAATCAAGACGGATCAGAAGAAGCGTGAAGCAGAGAAGAGACGAAAAGATCTGGAAGATCAGCTTGCAGATTCCAAGTATGGTGTTGGTTACATTGATGGAACGGAACATGTAACGCAGCTCAATCGCTCTCTTGATAATAATTTGTGGCAGCAGGTGAAAGACTTGTCCGCTGAGCTGTTCAACAAATTGGGATTGACACAGGGAGTACTGGATGGAACTGCAGATGAAGCAACAATGATCAATTATCATGAGAAGACCATTGCTCCAATCTGTCAAGCTATTGTGGATGAGTTCAAGCGTAAGTTCTTATCCAAAACAGCACGGACACAGAGACAGTCGATCGTGTTCTTCCGCGACCCATTCAAACTTGTGCCTGTAAGTCAGCTGGCTGATATTGCTGATAAATTCAGACGTAATGAGATTATGACGTCGAATGAACTCAGATCTGAAATCGGCTTGAAGCCTTCTGACGCTGGTCAGGCAAACACATTACGCAATCCAAATCTTAATGCTTCCGATGCTGAACTTGAGCAAATGGGTGGAATTGATCCGAATGCTCAAAATGATCCAGATTACGGAAGTGTAGAAGAAGCAATTCAAAAACTTTCAAATGACGAAACAACTTAATAAAGGAGGTAAGTCTAATGCCTAAGAAGTATGACTTTGCAGGCTGGGCTACCAAGAACAACATTCGCTGCTCTGATGGTCGAACCATTCGTGCAGGTGCTTTTGCTGCGCAAGACGGAACTCAGGTTCCGCTTGTTTGGATGCATAACCATAATGATGTGAGCGAAGTTCTTGGTCATGCCGATCTGGAGAATCGTCCAGAAGGTGTGTACGCCTACTGCTCGTTTAATGGCACTGAGGCAGCTCAGAATGCCAAGGAACTTGTCAGGCATGGTGACGTCTGCGCACTGTCCATTTGGGCAAATCAGCTTAAGCAGGACGGTGGAGATGTTCTTCATGGAGAGATCAAGGAAGTGTCTCTTGTCCTTGCCGGAGCAAACAGAGGGGCTGTAATTGACTCTGTCATGGTTCACGGTGAACTGTCTGACGAAGAGGCAGAAATGAGATTTGTTGGCTATGGCGATCTTGAACTCTCCCATGCTGACAGCGAAGGAGACGATATGACAGACAATAAGAACGATCAGAATCAGAATGGTTCTGAAAAGACCGTCGGCGATGTTTATGAGGCAATGACTGACGATCAGAAGAAGGTAGTAGCAATCATCGCAGCTCAGGTAGCAAAGGACACTGAGGACAAGCTGAAGGGAACATCTGACACAGACAAGGCAGATGACGACAGTGAACCCAATAAGTCCACAAACGATGACGATTCCGATAAGGAGGGAAAAGAATTGAAGCACAATGTATTTGAGGGTTCTACCCCTCAGAATGTACTGTCTCACGATGACATGAAGCAGATCTTTGCTGATGCAAAGAGAATGGGCTCTCTGAAGGCTGCAGTTGAGGAGAGCATGGAGAGCGGAGCACTTGCACACGCTGATGTTCCAACTACTGGAATGACTGCTGCGAGCGGATCTCAGAATTATGGCTTTAATGATCCTGAGTTCCTGTTTCCGGATGCGAAGACGATCAACACGACTCCCGATTTCATTAAGAGAGATACGGACTGGGTTGATGAAGTTATCGCTGGTACCCATCACACTCCTTTTAGCCGTGTAAAGTCTATCTTTGCTGACATCACGGAGGATCAGGCTCGTGCAAAGGGTTACATCAAGGGCAAGCTGAAGAAGGAAGAGGTGTTCAGCCTTCTGAAGAGAACTACTGACCCTCAGACTATCTACAAGAAGCAGAAGCTTGATAAGGACGACATTGATGATATCACTGATTTCAACGTAGTAGCTTGGATCAAGGGAGAGATGCAGATGATGCTCCGTGAGGAGACTGCTCGTGCAATCCTGATTGGTGATGGCCGTCTGACTTCTGATGATGACAAGATCAAGGAAGATCACATCCGTCCTGTATTCAACGATGCTGACCTGTTCACTGTCAAGGTAGCTGTAGAAGTTCCTGCAAATGCTACCGACGATGTAAAGGCAAAGGCTCTGATGAAAGCTGCAATCAAGTCTCGCAAGCTGTATAAGGGTTCCGGCAATCCTACGTTCTATTCCACCGAGGATGAGCTGACCAACATGCTGCTGATCGAGAATGGCATCGGCGAGAGAATGTACAAGTCTGAGGCTGAGGTTGCAACTGCAATCCGTGCAAAGAAGATTACGACGGTTGAGCCGATGGAAGGTCTGCAGATTGAGATTGACGAGGGTGGATCCGGCAAGAAGAAGTACAACGTAGCTGGTACGCTTGTCAACCTTGCTGATTACAACGTAGGCACGAACGGCGGTGCAAAGACTGATTTCTTCGATGACTTTGATATCGACTACAACCAGTACAAGTATCTGTATGAGACTCGTATGTCCGGTGCTCTGATCAAGCCGTTCTCTGCAATCACCTTCTACTACAAGGAGGCTGCAGTAAGCTCCAATACTGGAAGCAAGGACTGATTGAACTGGAGGACTAGAGAATGAAATGGTTCGGTCAGATCGCTTTTAGTAATCAGGTGGAAACAGAACCTGGTGTCTACGAAGACAATGATCCGATTCTGAGAGATTATTATGGAGATGTGATTAAAAATTACAAAAGGGATAGTTCAGCATCTACCTCAAATCCAGATATCTCTATTTCAAATCAGCTGTCAGTGGTCGCCGATCCATTTCTTTTAAATAGTTTCCACGAAATTTTGTACGTGACCTTTATGGGAACAAAGTGGAGTGTGAGTTCTGTTGACATTCAGTATCCGAGAATGGTTATTGACTTTGGAAATAAATATGGGGAGGACACAGAATGAAGTCCAGGGTAGAGTTACAAGAAAAACTGGAATCTATTCTCGGTTCCGAGCATGTATATTTCCAGCCACCATCAAATATCAAGATGGTTTATCCAGCAATCGTATATGAATTGTCAGGAGAACTTGCTACCAAAGCAAACAATAACCGATACATAGTCTACAACAAGTACACAGTCACTCACATTTACAAGAGCATTCGTAATGAGCTGAAAGCAGCCATTATGGATGCTTTTGTTTTTGGTGAATATGACCGCCGTCTGATTGTAGATGGATTGTATCAAGACGTTTACACCATTTATTGGTGAGAAAGTGAGGAATACCAATGGCAAGACTTACGTGGGATGGCGTTGGTGAGAAGAAGTTTGAAACTGGTACAGACCATGGCGTTCTGTATCCTCAGGTAAAGGGTGCATATCCGAAGGGTGTTGCTTGGAACGGTCTTACGGCTGTCACTGAGTCCCCTTCTGGAGCAGATGAGAATGCGTTCTATGCAGATAATATCAAGTATGGCTCGCTGAGAGGCGCTGAGGACTTCGGTGGCACGATCGAGTGCTACATGTTTCCGGATGAGTGGGCTCAGTGTGACGGCTCTGTAGAGGCTACTACAGGCGTTATTCTCGGTCAGCAGAAGAGACTTCCTTTCGGCCTGGTATACAGATCTCTGATTGGTAATGATGCAGATGGTATTAATCATGGCTATAAGCTTCACCTGATCTACAATGCAACTGTATCTCCGTCTGAGAGAGCATATGAGACTGTTAATGACTCTCCGGAAGGAATCACCTTCTCCTATGAGTTCACTACCACTCCTATCAACGTTTCTTCCGTGGAGAACGCTAAGCCGGTTGCTTGCATCACTATCGATTCCACCCTGGTTGATGCAACAAAACTGAAGGCGCTTGAGGATAAGCTGTTCGGTACTGATGATGGAGCTTCTGGAACTCCGAAGGGAACCGACCCCACGCTTCCTCTTCCGGATGAAGTAATCGCGCTTCTGAAGAAGTGATCGGAGGAAAGGCCACGGTAGCTAGCCATAGCGGAGCCCGTTAAGCATTCTCAAAATGAATGAAAAGCCATAAACCTCCATGCGATTTGGGCCTTTGACCAGCACAGCTCCACGATCAGGAGAACTGTTCGTGTCTTAGGCCCGCTTTTTATTTATCAAGGAGAATTATGAAGTACAAGGTTTTAGAAGGCGGATTTGAGCCAAGGAGAGCTCATTTCGATGATGCTGGCATTGACTTCAGATCACCCGAAACTTTCACACTTGGTCCTGCAGGATCTGATAATGATTCATACGTGGTAGATCTCAAAGTTTCCGTTGAAATCCCGATTGGCTATTTTGGAAAAATGGAATCTAAGTCTGGTTTGATGGTGAACCATGGGGTTTGCTGTTGTGGTGGCGTTATTGATTCTGGATTCAGAGGAACGATTAAGGTTCGCATGATTAATCACAGTCATGAACCGTACACGTTCGAGCGTGGAGATAAAGTCGTTCAGATGGTTGTACAGCCTGTGCTGCTCTGCACTCTGGACAAGGTAGATGAATTAGACCCGTCTGATAGTGGACGGAACGATAGCGGTTGGGGATCGACCGGTAAGTAACATTACAAACGAAAAGGAGAAAATCACTATGTATAAAGTTCATGAGAAGTATACCGATTATGATGGAAACGAAAGAGTAGAAGATTTCTACTTCAATTTAACCAAGGCTGAAATCACAGATATGGAGTTGACAACTGAGGGTGGTATGTCTGCAATGCTGAATCGGATCATTGCAGCAAAGGATACCTCTAAGCTCATCGCTGTGTTTAAGGATCTCATTCTGAAGTCTTATGGTCAGAAGTCTGCTGATGGCAGAAGGTTTATCAAGAGCAAAGAACTGACCAAGGAATTCACTGAGACTCCTGCATACTCTCAGATCTATCTCAGACTGGCAACTGATGACAAGGCTGCAACTGAGTTTGTCAATAATGTCATTCCGAGAGATCTGCAGAATGAAGTAAAGAAGGCACAGGGAAGTGTTATTCCTGGCGACTTCAATAAGTAATTAATCGAGGAGAGAAGAGAATGCTTGAGATTCATATCAACGGAAGAGAGATGTGGAATTCCGAAAAAGAAGAGTTCGTCAATACAAAAGGTATTACACTTCGACTTGAGCATTCTCTGATCTCTATTTCCAAATGGGAAGCGAAATACAAAAGACCATTCCTTTCAGACGGACCGAAAGGCTTGGAAGAACTATATGACTACATCACCTTCATGTCTCTGGATAAAAAAATTGACAGGACAGAATTGGAAGGTATTACCGAAGAAGATTACAAGAAAATTCTTGAATACATAAACGATCCAATGACTGCAACAAAGATCACTCACAATGGACAGAAGAGAACTGGCAGCAATCATGTTCTAACAAGCGAAGAAATCTATTATGACATGACCGCTCTGAATATTCCGTTTGAGTGCGAGAAGTGGCATTTGAACAGACTGCTCACATTGATCCAGGTTGCAAGTCTCAAGAACGAGCCTCCGAAGAAGATGAGCAAGAGTGAGATCTATAGACAGAATGCTGAGTTGAACAGAGCAAGAAGAGCACAGCATCATAGTAAGGGGTGATTCTCAAAATGGCTAGGGCAGTAACAATCAGAGTCAGTCAGAAGGGAGACTTCAAGAAAACATTCAAGTTTCTCAAAGCTATGAGAGAGAAGCACTTCCTGAAAAAATTGGACAAGTATGGCCAGATGGGTGTGGATGCCTTATCTGCTGCTACTCCAAAGAGAACAGGACTCACTGCAAATTCATGGACGTATGAAATTAACGATGACGGCCAGACACTCACAATCACATGGAACAACACGAATGTTCAGAAGGGTTATTACAATGTAGCTCTCATGATCCAGTATGGCCATGGCACCGGAACAGGTGGCTGGGTCGAAGGCATTGACTACATCAACCCAGCTCTGCAACCTGTGTTCGATAAAATGCTTGGAAGTATATGGGAAGAGATTAAAGAGAGCTAACCTAAAATCATTTGCAGACCAAGTAATGCAAAAATTACCAAACACACAACGACTAATCCGATATACTCTAAGCGTTTTTGCTTTGCTTCATAGGCCGTTTTCTCTAGTTCGACTTCATTCTCAGCTCTTTTGATATCTGCTTCATTCGTTATTGTCTGGTGAATGTTAACATTTCTGGTGTTTGAATCGTCTATTAAAATTTTAGTTCCGCAATAAGTACAGAAACACGATGTGGTTCCTTCTTTCACATCAATAGAAGCACCACATTTTGGACAAGTCATAGGAATCATTTTAACCATATCAAGCTCCTTTCAATAGGAACAACATACAACTAAAAATTATACATCGACAGGAGGAATCATTCAATGAGTGAAGTTGATGAACGTGTTGTCCAAATGAAATTCGACAATGCTCAATTTGAAGCAGGCGTTCAGCAGACCCTCCAGTCTTTGAATAAGCTGAACGATTCAATTGAGAAAAACACTAAGGCAAATAGTGGAAAGTCGCTGACCGGATTAACTGATGCTGTTGACGGACTGAAATCACACTTTGCAAACGTTGAGACCAGTGTCAAGAGTCTCACGTCAACATTTAGTCCTCTTGGCATCGCTGGCAAAGCAGCAGTTGAGAATATTACAAACAAGCTTACGGATCTTACGCTGAATTGTGCAAAGACTCTTACTGGCATCACTTCTATGCAGGAGGGCTTCAGTAAGTTCAGTGACAAGTCAATGGCGGTATCGACTCTGATGACCGCTACTGGGGCTTCGATGGACCAGGTGTCTAAAGCAATGGACAATCTGAACTGGTTCACTGATGAGACATCTTACAACTTTACAGATATGATCGACACCATGAGCAAATTCTCTGCTTCTGGTGTTAAAGATCTTGGAAAACTGACAAAGACTGTAGAGGGTATTGCTCTTTGGGGAGCTAAAGCTGGTGCAAACTCACAGACTGTATCAAGAGCAATGTACCAGTTATCTCAGGCTGTAGGCCGAGGATATATCACTTACCAGGATTGGTTGCAGTCTGCTGTTAATACTAATATGGCTACTTCTGAAATTAAGAAGCAGCTTCTTGAAGCTGGCGTACACTTTGGTCACCAGACCAGAAGATGGAACCCGAAAATGGCTCAGTACATTTTCACAGAGCGTAACGGAATTTACATCATCGACCTTCAGAAGACAGTCAAGAAGCTTGAGGAAGCTTACCTCTTCGTTCGTGACGTAGCAGCTGACGGAAGCGATGTTCTTTTCGTAGGCACGAAGAAGCAGGCTCAGGATTCCGTAAAGGAAGAAGCTATCCGCTGCGGTATGCCGTATGTTAACGCACGTTGGCTCGGCGGTATGCTCACAAACTTCTCTACAATTAAGCGCAGAATCAAGAGACTTGAGCAGCTTAAGAAG